TAAGCAGACTTTGTAACGTATTGACCTATTGACGGCGGCATTGTGCCACTCTTAATCCAGTCAGCAACAAAAAATGAGTGTGACTGCGCTGTCTGCAAAGACATCGTATTGTAATAGAATGCAAAGTTCTGGAGTTGAAGTCCTCTGAACTGCGTTCCTGTTACATAATACGCACCAGTTCCGCTATCATACGGTGTTCCTGCGCAAAACGCTGCTGACGGACGACAATCGCCGTTAGTTCCTACCACACCGTATGGAGCAGTTGACGAGTAGAGTATTCCATCAACAATCCACGAAAAATCTGACGGGTAAACAGTTGTAGCAGATGTTGGGTATCCGATGAAATTGACAACAAAGTGATGCCATATCTTGTCCTGAAATGCAGTTGCTTTTCCAGTTGGCCCGAAGTCGATGTAACCTCCGCCGTTTCTTAAACTAAGAAGATAGCCATATGCGTTGTCAGTGTTGTATCTGAGGTGCAATCCACGTAGACCATCTAGTTCTGCCATAGCCCAAATCCACTCTTCATTTCCACCTACTTGTCCCATCGCACCAGAATGAGCATTCATCCACCATTCTATTGCCCAAGGCTTATCAATACGTGGAACCCAAGTTGAACTAAGGTTTGGATACTTGACGTTGTAGATAGATGATGTGTTGAATGGAATGACAAGAGTTGAACTCAACTGCTCGCTTAGCCACACGTTTCCTGCTTGAGTAGAACCTGTCGAGTAGACACCGGAGTTAGTAGCAGTTACAGAGGCAATAGCAATGTTGACAGAACCTGTAGCGAGAGTTAAAACCTCGACAGCTCCATCAGCAACACACATGTCAAGATATGATGCCACTTAGTACAAACCCCCTCCGGTAAAGCCCTGGTTTCCAGTCTGCCAGTAGTTGCTGTACTGGGTATCTGATACTGTCATTGGATTTCCTGCGTCTCTGTTTGCAGCTGCTGCTTCAATACGCTGGATGAGTGCCATCTTCTGCTGCTGTAGCACAGTGACGTCGCTCTCTTCCTTCTGCATTGCCTTAATGGCAGCATCCACGATGATGTATTCCGTCCATCCAGACACACCGTCAGCTACTCCAGACCATAGGTTATTGCGTATAGGATTGATGGTGATGTTTGATGTTGAGTTAACATCCCAGTGAATGTTCTTTGAGTTGTTAGAGTGAAGATAAATCTTTGCGTCACCTGTTCCTGCTGTATACTCAGCGATGTCATATGAACTTGACAACATGCCATTGTAGTAGTTTCCAACCATTGACGAAGCTATTGTCGGGATGTCATAACCTTGACCCCATGTGTACGTATTCTGCCACTGAGCAATATCAGTTATAAACATTGCTTGGTCGTCATACGCCAAGAATGTAGAATACGAACCAATTCCAGCGCTAACTGAAATACTCATTGTTGCTGCTGATACCATTTCTACTGGTCTAGGAATATACCAGTATCTGATGTTTTGACCAGCTGATGGAAGTGGAGTAAACAAAAGATTATCACCATTCAAGCGGTAACGAAGATTTGTCAAACCATAGAATGACTGCATGTTAGGAACAGCATACTTGTTACGCTCTGCAAAATTGAAAGGCTTGATCGTGAAATACGCTTCAGGAGATCCACCAGCAAGTTGCAAATCTACACCAAGCAATTTGTAAAAGTCAGGAACTCCTGGTGGATATGACGTCTGTCCGTCAACAAACATTGCTCCTGAAAGTTGTCCTCTAAGAAGCGGGTACTGCGATGACGATCCATCTGTGGTGAAGCTTGCTGACTTGACGTAATAGTTGTCACCATACTTCTGGATCAAGAGGTCATACAACTCAAAATAGCTCTGGTTGATGTACCCATCAAGCTCTGGATCAGTGATGAACTGGCTGTTGACAATGTCAGCCCTTTCACGAACCTTTGTCCTGATCTCATCAAGTGTCATAACTGTTCCCATTGCTAACCTCCTAGAAAAAACGCCCATTGCAAGTCATATGCAATGGGCGCGTTTAACTCGTAGCTATTACTCTTCCTCGGCTTCGTTTGGTCCCTCAGTGTGAGGTTGTGCCTCACAAAGTTCCCAGAATGACTTTAGAGCATCTGCAAGGGCGTCTGAGTCATTGTTGTGAATGGCCTCAATAACCTCTGCTGATGCTGCGGAAAGCCCTGCACCTTCATCCTGCTCCTCTGCAACAGGCTCTGCAGCTTCATCCTTACCGTTGAATGCAAGGATTGCTGACGCCATCTTCTTTTTAGCTCCTGGAATTATCATGACGTATCCTTACATTGAAGCAGTTAGAACAACTGTGTTTGAGAAGCTAGAAGATCCATTTCGTAGATCGATGACCTGATACTGAAGTGTGAATACACTGTCACCAGCAATACGTTCAACTCCTAACACTCCTGAGTTGATCTTTGTGCTGATGTTTGTAAACAGGTCAATTTCAACAGGAATGCTGCATGTAGTAGCAGTTCCACCTGGAGTAAGTCCAAGCACTGGATTAAGTGCTGTCCACTGAGGAGTTACGTTAGATGTTCCGAACTTGCTTCCTGAGCTATTCACAAGTGGGAAGATGTTGTACACGCTTGAAGATACAGTCGATCCAGAGATTGTTAGCGTACCCTGGAATGTCTGCCCTTGTCTTGTAACGAGCGGTGTGATTGAAAGCGATGCGCTTGATCCCATGACTGCCTCCTTTACTTAACAGATGAAGCAGTTACGTAGACAGTGTTTGACACAGCATTTGCAGGAGTTGTACTCTCAAAGCATATGCAAGATACGCCGAATACGCCAGAGCCTAGAACCTGCTGACTTCCTGCTGCACCGTACGTTCCAGTTGTTGGTCCGTGAAGAACAACAGTAAATGGATATGTACCGGTTGTTGATGTGTTGAGTAGTGACGTTCCTAGAGGCAAGCCGACATACACTGGGCTTACTGCAGCAGAGCATGCACCGCTGTCAGCACCACCAGAAACAATTACCTTGACAGAGTTGAGAGTATAGTTTGCGCTAGCAGAAACAAATAGCACAAAGTTCAATGGCTCTCCGATCTGAACGCTGGTTACAGTTGGACCAGCAAGTGTTGGTTGAATAGCCATGTTCTATTCTCCTTATGCTGCGCTCGAGTTGCCGAACGTAAACGTGAATAGACCACGCTCACCAGCAGCAGGATCTGCAGCGACTGAACCTGAGTTCATGCACTGGATTGTAACCTGAGCACCAGCAGTTAGCTGGATGTTTGTGACAGAAGCGCTCTGAGCAGTAACGCCAGAAACGTACGTGATAGGAGCAGCAACGGCTGTTCCTGAAGGCGATACGAATGTGACGTGAGTATTCAGAAGACGCTGGTAGTTGTCGTTGAATACGAATGTGTAGTTACCAGCAGAGTTGCGAGTTACGCTCTTGACACCCTTGAATCCGTTGGTTGCCGAAGCATAAGCTGTTGGCGAGCCAGGGCCAACTGAGCCCCAGGATTCAAGAGTTGGTGCACCGGTTGTTCCGATGAACACAGTCGCGTAGATATCAACGATCTGCTTTTCAAGCGCAAGACGGAACTGGTTATAAAAACGATTTGCCATGATATGTGTCTCCTTTGACTACAGGGCGGAGTTTATACGAGCAGGGCGGGCCCCTCCGTTGCTCGGGATACTATGATTAGCTCCATCGGGTCATGCTCCCTCGCAAGGAACAGTGGAGCAGGACCCTGTGCAGCTGTCTAGGACTTATTGGCATGCCTAGACCACAACATTACTTAGGCGCTCAGAGCGACGTAAGCATTCCAACCTGGAGCATTTGTTGCCAGGTTTGCGTAGTAGCCAACGCGAACTTCACCAGCGTCTGCGTTGTACACGCGGAGCATCTCGAGACCATCGCCGTAGCGAAGGATCTGAGGAGCATCACCGAGAGACTCAAGCACCCAGGTGTTCATCTGGAGCAGGTAAGCGGTGAAGCCAGGGCAGTTACGGTCAGGGAATACCTTGATCTGGCTGTTTGCACCGTTGATCATGATACCGCGGAACGCGATGTTTGCAGGACCCTTGACATCGACATACTGGACCTTCGAACCGAGCGACTTCTCAAGAGCACCATAGCTGGCGAATGAGAGGACGCAGTGGTCAGGCTTACCACCTTCACGAGCGACAAGAGCGGACGCATCGATGAGAGCTTCCTCGATGGACTGCGCTGAACCGTCGTAACGGACGCCACCAAGACGTACAGTGTCAACAGAGCGGTCGACGCCGTAGAATGGAGTGGAGGTAGGAGCAGTAGCAGGCAGCCAAGCAGCAAGACCAGAGATCTTGGCGTTGAGGTCGCCCTGAACGGAGATGAAGTCGTTCTGAGCCCAAGCTGTTGGGTCGGCAGCTGCGCCACCCAGAGACTGAGCGAAGGTTACCGTACCAGCAGTGCGGTCAACGGCGACAACATAGCCTAGACCTGCACGAGTGGTGCCACCACCGTCTGTCGAGTTAGCCTGACAGACCATGTTGACTTCGAACTGCACGACCGAGTTAGGGTCGGTGAGTGTAACCTTACCAGAGGTTGAACCCATTGCGTTCGAGATCTTGCCAATCGTACCAGTGCCCGAGCGGAACAGGGAAGATGCGAGAGATAGAGTGATTGAGCGGATTGCGCCGTCGATCAGGACCTTGGAGCCTTCAAGGAACGACATCTTGTCGGTCTTGGAAGCAAGCATGGTCTGGTTGTCGATGGTTGCAATGCTGTAGTCCGTCTTGCGGGTAAGCAGGAAGGACTCAATCTGCACTGGTGACTGGTTAGCCTGAGCGTTAGCAAAGGTAGCCGAACGGCCCTGTGATGCACCAGTGATGATTGGGATTGGACGATACTTGCCACCGAAGTCAGTCTTCTTCTTGACTAGAGCGAGCAGGGGGTTGTCCGAATAAACGAGGTTCTCAACGACTTGGCCGTTGTAAAGCTCCTTAAGCGCAGAGTTCATCGCTGTAAGGTCGAGGGTAGTACCCATGATGTTTTGTTCTCCTTAAAAAGGGGTTAGTGTTGCGTATCTAGAGCAGCCATTGCTCTCTTGAATCTATCCTCTTCGAACTGATCGTTGTTGAGGAATGATGGTGATGCGTTGGCTGTCATTTCATTGCTGAGCGTCTTACTTGTGCTCTTCTCTTGCTTAGGTTCCCCTTCACTGGGCTTCTTGGGTGCTGCCCTCGCTTGGAACTTCTTGCTCGCTAGGTTCTTCTGTACCTGATCTTCCAGATACTTCTCCACCATATCTGCTGCTTCGGCAAAGCTTAGAACCTTCTGCGTCGCTGTGAAGTGTTCTTCCATTACCTGCGGCACGAGGTGGTGAGCCTCGTTTACATTCGTGAGTTCATATGTCTCGGCATGAGACTTTACAAACTCAATCGCGTCCGAATGAAACTTCTGGACAAGAGCTGCCTCCCTGTCCTGTTGAGCCTTTACGGCTGCTTCCTTCTCTGCCTTTAGCTCAGCACGAAGCTGAGCAACTTCAGAGCTAACTGCCTGTTGTGCCAGTTTGGGACTGTCACCACCCTTCAAGACGTATTCTGTAAGCTTCTCGTACCAGTCGTCGCCCCAGAGCTGCTTTGCTATTGCCTCTGGATTCTGCGCTGCTAGAAGCTTAGAGTTTTCGTACTCCTGAATCTTCTTTTCTTTCTCAACTAGTTCTGCTTCCTTCGCCTTAAGCTTGCCTTGAGCGTCTAGAGCACTACGTTCCTTCTTCGCTAGAGCTACAAACTTTGATGCTGTCTTATCTTCTACAACTGCCGGCTTCACCTCCTCTTTTGGCTTTTCTAGAGGAACTTCAGCGGTAGCTGCGGCCTTCGCTGGTGCACCCTCCAATGCGGCTAATGCCGCCTCCATACTTCCTGGGATGGGTCCCTGCGGTGTGGCCGCAGCTACCGGTGCTGCTGTTGTGGTTGTTGTTTCAGTTGACATGCTATCCTCTCTATATAGTTGGTCTGTTCTTGAAAAGCATTACTGTGCTGCTGGGGGCGCTTGAGGAGGTGCTGCTTGAGCTTCTGGTGGAGGTGGCGGATTTGCTTCTGCCATGAGAGCCTGAGCTTGTCCAATGAATCTACGGAGCAGTTCAAGCTTCTCTTCTTCTAGACCGTTGCACTTACCATGCTGGTAGGCCTTCAAACCTAACTCCATTGCCATTACGAGGTCGTCGAAAGGCTCTGGTGGAGTGTATTCTCCATCGTCCACAATGGATTCAATGACTGACTCCAGGTGCTCTTCTGCAGCACCGTCCAGCATCTCTGCTGCTTCTAGATCTGGGAAGTCCATCAGCTTGCGGCCCTGACGCTGCGTTAGCCACCCACCCTGCACATACTCAGAGATTGTCTGGAGACGACCGGCTGGGTCGTTAGGAAGAGAGCTGACAGGGTACACCTGCATGACGTATTCATCGTCTTCCATCTTGACATCTTGCCAGTCGATGGTATCAATGAACTTCTTCGTTGGAGCCTTGACGTCGTAACCCTTACGGCCCTTTGCGATATCTTTTACGCAGTCGATAGAGAGCTTGGCAAGATCTATGTAGAAACGCTCATAGTTCTGACCGATGTTCATGAAGCGCTCTGTCTCGATATCATTGAACTCACGAAGAGCCTTACCAGAGTTTAGACCTGCTGGCTTCTGGCTGTTAGCTGACAACATGCTGATACCAGCCTGCTCGTACGCAGACTGCTTCAACGTTGTCAGGTGAGCAAAGATTTCTGGTTGGACCATCGGAGGAAGAATGTAGTCTGGCTTTGTACCAGAATACTTGATGATTGCTCCGATATCATTGTTCAGATGCTCCGGAACCACCTTTGAACTATTCTCAAGGAGGATTTTGAACGTACCTGCAAGATGGAACGATCTCTGGATGACCCAGAGGAGCTTGTTGATTTCTGACTGGATAGACTGGAGCTGCTCCGCAAGACCTTGACCCCAGAAGCCGTAGAGACGCTTTGACCAGTGGAGGAAGGCGAACGGGAAGTAGTCGTGCTTCCAGTCTTCCTCAAAGAGGCAGTGGCCTTCGATTGTGATGAGGTGCTTGCCATCTGTTGCTCCAGGTCCGCTGGGAAGGTGCCATGATTCACGAACTTGCACCATATCAGCAATGTTTGGGTAGGTCTGTGTATCGTCTGCCTTGGCTCTATTTGCGTCAATGATTGCCTGATAACTATCTTTATCTTCTCCGAACAGGTCTAGGAGCATTTCTCTGTCGACGTTCTTTGCTCTGTGCATCTGGCGTGGGAAGCCATAGAAGCCTTCAATCTCGTCAACGTAGAGCTCGCTGGGGATGACTCGTTCCCATGCACATCTACCGTTCTTTTCGAAAACGTGGATAATGCCTGTTCCAAAGACCGCCGCGTCGCGGAATGCGCTTGTTCCAATGTCATAGGCGTCCGTTTCATAGAATAGACCCTCAACAAACTTGTTCAAGCGCTTAGCACGCTTCTGCTGGCGATAGTCTCCTCCGCTGGTAAGGAAGAGTGGCTTCGGCTTGTTCTTGGCAATCTTAGCAGTGATGGTATCAATGCATGACTGGACAACGTTGAAAGAGATACGATCCTTGACACCACCAGACTGGACAGAAGCCATCTTGTTGTAGCTGAGACCATTGATACCCATCATGGCAAGGTTACCATAGAGCCTGGAGCTGATGAGGTACTGAGTGAGTCGTGCTCCCTGGTGCTGATGGAGATAGCCCATGGTGGCAGTTATACCAGCCGCAGCTTCATCAGGGTCCTCTGCAAGCCACCAACGACGCTGGTGAGTTGACATTCCCTCTTCTGGACCGTCCTTGCTGAACTGCGTAAAATCAATCGACATTTATAATCCCTCCTCTCTCTGTGTCTTCATCTGATCGTAATACGGAGATGATCTATATAGGAACTCGTCTTCAGTTGGCATAGCCTCATCACCCTGAAGTGGAACAGTAGTCTCTGGCAGATACTCCTGGAAGGCGATAGGAGAGAGCTCAACCTCTAGATTGCCAAGTTTGACTTTGTGGACACGTTCCTTCTTCATGTACTCTACAAGCTCATCCAATTCCCAAATCTTCATAGCCAATCTCCTGAGTCAGGAAGACCTTCCCTGACGTATCCCATTTCCTCTTCCATGCGTTGGTGCATATCAAGAGCTGCTTGCTCAAGTTCGCTTGCAATCTCTTCTGGAGACTTCTGCATACCCTTGTACCATTCTTTTGTTCCTGGAGCAGCACGTAGCTTGATTTCTGTATTCAAGTAGCTGTAACAATAGCGCCACATGTATAGACAAGCGTCTGACAAGTGGTTATCACAGGCAGCATTCTCCATACGCTGTCCTTTACGATCATCCCAGATCAGGTTAGCCCACTCTTCATACAGAGGTTCAAGACCTGGTCCGAGTTTTATCTTTCCCATCGTAAGCTCAGCATTCATGATTTCAATGAAGTCCTGTTTGCCAGCTCTATCAGACACACGCAAAGAGACAGAGTGCCTGTTCTCCATTTCAGCCAGAGCCTGCTTGTTAGCTCCGTCTACCACGTTGACGTCAATGTTATAACGTGATCCGAACCACTTAATCTTGTTTGCAACGTCTGTGATATCCATTTGGGTCTGTTTGTAGCATTCAATGACATAAAGATTAGGGTCATGTTCGTGGTATGCTCCAAGAACAAATGCTGAATCGTCGTTGTATCCAAGGTCGATCCCGAGGACGTAGGACCAGTTTCCATGGAGATAACTGGGGAGAGCTTGGAATTGATTTCTGTCACTGCGGAACCTATAGACAAGCTTGTCTGACTCGATGACCCATTCACCGAGGTAGTGCTGCTTGAAGAGTGGCGTCTCCATGAAGAGGGGACGTGTGTCCTTGATCTGCTTGAGCTCCTTAGCCCACTGCTTCTTCATGTAAGGATTGTCTTTGGTCGTCCAGCGGTGAAGAGACCAACCTGGCTCCTTGCCATTTGTTATGTCGTAGAAAAGACCACGAGTAAGGTTACCAGGAGTCCCAATAAGACACACAGTACCGTTAGCATCAGCAACAGCGGGCTTAAGCACACCATACACAAGCTCGTTAAGGTCAGTTCCGAAAGATGCTGCCTCATCCACCATAGCAATCTGATACTTCTGTCCGAGGAGTTTGGCCTTCTGGCTTTCATCTGTGTCCATTCCTACAAGGTAGATGACAGATCCATTTGGGAAATAAGCTGCAAGCTCTGTTTCCTGAAAACGAATTCCGAGTTTATATTTTCTGGCAATGGCCTTAAGGACGTCTCTCCACATGATCCGCTTGGCTGACTCTCGAGTAAGAGCGACATAGAGGCACGTAGAATGAGGGTGGTCAAGAGCTTCCTGGACAAGATAGAGTCCAGCGCCATAGGACTTGCCTGCTCTACGTGTACAGATTGCAGCCTTGAGAGGCGCAGGATCTGTGACAAAGTCAGTCTGAGCTTTGAACTCATGATCTAGAAGGACCTTCGGCCTGCCTGCTCCACGGCGCTCAAGCTCACGTATGGCTTCTGCTGGGGAGAAGGCAGGCTGCAAGGTAGATTACCAACCCTTTGCTTTGAATGCAGCCTGAGTGGCTGTGTAAGTTGGAGCAACGGCATCCAGGAAGGTCTGGACATTGACCCAACAGTTAGGGCAGACGTCTAGGTCCTTGAGTTGCTGGAAGGTAAGCTTCTGAGTGTCAGACTTTAGAAGTCCGCAGATGTCGCAGTATGTATCAGGGTGTACCATTGTTCAAGACCTCCTTTGATCTCTTGTGAGCTGCCTTGTTATCCTTGTAACGACGACGCTCTGCGCGTGTTATAAACTTTGAGCGGGTGTAGAGTTCATCCATGATACCAGAAGAGCGGACTTTCTGGATGAAACGCTTGATAAGACGGTCTGGAGGCTCATTAGGACGAGCTTTGACCTGAAGTAAGTCACTCATTATGGAAGGATAGTGAAGTGGATGTTTGGCCAACCAACCAGAATCTTATGGCCATCGTATTCGATATGCAGTCCAATCTGGTCATACCAGAGCTTGGAGCCCTTAGGCAGCTTGCTGGTGTCGCTGTGGACGCCGTTCAGGACTCTGGGGACCTGCATCGGCATGTGGAACCTCGCGTATGCAACCAAATTGCTCTCTGGTGTCGCGGTAGGCTCTGGAACTGCTTCTTTGATATCTTTTGCCATGTATGTTGCTCCTGTCTGTTTGTTTGTGCCCTGCAGGGATAGATAGAGGCTAGATGTGTCAAAAGACTGCTCTAAGCCTACGGCTGACAAGTCTAGTATGCACTGTGCTACTATCTTAGCACGTGGAGCCCTCTTCTATCCACGTGCTTACTATCTCCTGAAAAATGACCATTGAGTAGCGCGGGCTTATGTCCGAGGCACCGTGTTCTCCCCATCACTATTTCACTGAGAGTAAATGGCACCCACAGATCATTTCACCCACGGTGTTTGACACACCATGTCATAAGTAGTACCCACCGTTAAGTCTAGAATGCCATGGTACCAAGGGAATCCGTACATTTTAGATATCATCTAACGCCATCGTACCAATGAAACAAATATGTGTTTTTGATTTTACTTCTCCGGTCAAGAGGTATATAATCTTCTTATAAGGATGAAGGAAGGGGTTCTTGAAACCCCGGGCGCTTGTAGGAGTTCCTCGTATTACGATCTTTCACAATCGAATAGCGTCAGACGCACTCTCCGCCACACCTGTCACCCACGCACCACCCGAGGTACAAATGACCACCACGAACGAGCAGTCCCTCAAGCCCTCCACGAACGAGGTCAGCACCCCGCCCGTGGAGGCTCAGGATCCCCTGGCCGTGCTCGCCGCAAAGCTCGCCGAGATGGAGGCGAAGCTCGCTGCCGCCACGGCTCCCGTCACCAAGGCCGCCGCCAAGAAGGGCATGCGGAACGACGACCACGTCGTGGCCAACCGGGCCAAGGTCGTCCAGATGGCCAAGAAGCTCGGGCTCCGTCTGGAGGACACCAAGGGCTGGACCAAGATCATGAACGTCGACGAGAAGGTTCTCCGCCCGCGCATCTCGGTGTCCCGCAACGGCGAGACGATCTACTTCGTCGGGTACACGCCCGAGGGGTCCACGCCGATCTCCAAGGCCGCAGCCCAGAACGCGCACATCGGCTACGCCCGGGGTGAAATCGACCTGGACAACGCCAAGGTGTTCGAGGTCCTGAAGACGGCCATGGACATCGTCAAGAAGGCCAGCGCCACGAACGAGGTCGAATAATCACCCAGCTCCACTCAGAACATCGGGTGGAGCTTTTTTACGTTCAAAAACTGCATCCGTCGTGCGACACCCGACTCCCCCTGTCACGCTTTGGAACGCTTTTGCCAAGCGTCGAATGCCCAGATTCGCTCCGTCGTTCGTCGAGGGTCAGATTTCGTCTTGAAATACGTCATATGTCACTCGACGGGCTCATAGTCTTGTTTGCTCGCCCAAATACGACGTTAATGAACTCAAACTGGCTCTGGCCCGAGCAACCCTTTGTTTGAGTGCATTTCTATTGCTCTATTGACAGACGTACGCCAACATCAGTCCCCAGAGCTGCCGTTGCAGATAGCTGTAGCCCTACTACAGACAACAGACTGATTGCTCCATAGGCATACACGACCCACGACTGCCGACCATCTGTAGATGGAGCAGACTACTGAGACTGTCTGGAGTTTATTGTTCTGCTACCGGCGAGGGATATGCACTCGAACCGACATTCAAGAGATACATAACGCTTAGATACTGTCCTGCGTCGCCCCGTCTTGAATCCTTACCGATAAATAGAGCGTCCAACTGATATGAGCCTGGACGCTCTGTATGCTGCTCTACTGGCAGCTATCGACCTGGAGCGCCGTCCTTACCAGCACACGCACAGAGAGTGAGCATCAGAGCTACGATGAACGTCTTCATGTTATTCGACCTCCACGCTTGAAGGGCATGAGCTCTGGCGTACGAAGGTCTTCCAGAACTTGTTCCCGAAGTAGTCGTACTCGCACTTGATCCCTTGCTGGTACGTGACGGTTGTGACGAACTCGCTCCTTCCTGTCCAGTACGCCGTAGCAGCGTATGCGGCCGTAGCTGAGAACAGCAACAGAGCTGCAATGATCTTCTTCATGGTTGTTCCCCTTGTTCTAGAAGTATCGACCTAGGTGTTTCTGGAGCTCTTCTTCCGTCTTCTTCCACCTCCTGCGCTGGATACGTTCTCCTTCGATAGCCACGACGATGGTAAGTGCAGCTCCAAAGATGAAGAACCAGAACATCAACGCCTCCTGTCATTGCTGGGTACGACGTGGATGATCCCTCTGCGATCGTGGTCTATCTGGTGCTTCCCCACGATCCAGACTCCATCGTCCCCCATCATGATGCACTGGGGAGCGATCTGAATGAAGTACATGATCGGTTGATCTCTGGCGGTGACGTATCCGGCAACGAATCCTATCTCGTTGATGCCGAACCTCCAGGGAATCTTGACGTATATCCTATCTCCGATCTTGAACTTCAGTTCCTCCTGAGCCTGCTCGAGAGTGTACCTCACTTGATCCTCTGTTCCATCCGGCAGAGCTTGGACCAGAGGTTGATGAGCTGATTCTCGAACTCATCGTCATTCAGGAACCCCTGCATGTACTGCTCGGTGATCTTTGTTCCCTCCTCTGACGCCATGACTCTGGTGTCGGTAGCGGCCATCAGGAACACCTTGTGTCGGGTGGTAGCGGGCAGCTCAGCCATGTTCAACCTCATTACTGGTAGATCTGCTCGTCCAGGAGCTGGATGCTCTGGCGGATGGCGGTCGCTTCCTCGTTCATCCTCTGTGCAGCCAGTTCCTTGTTGGCGGCCTGCTCGAGCATGTAGCTCTTGGTGTGCTCGAACTTCGCCTTGAGGTCTTGGAACAGCTTCTCGTCAGCCTTGTTGAGCGCCCTCTGAGCTGCGAGCGCCTTACGAGCCTTCTTCAGAGCCTGCTGCTTCGTCATTTTGTTTACCTCCAGGATGCTGGTTTTACATCTAAGATATTATAACATTAATGCAGGGCGAAGTAAACCACTTAATCGACGGTGGTCACAAGTCGGAAAGCGCACACAAAAAAAGAGCGGAGCCTCGCACTAGCGCTCCGCTCGGAATGCTTAGTACACGTCTTCTGGTGACGCCTTACACGTTCGGAACATCACGTTTTGGTAAGTTGTCGATGCGCTGTCGAAACAGCCTCCAGAGTTCTCTGTGTACCAACCTATGATACCAGTCGGAATTGCGCTGCCACCGTATGTTTGAACATAAGCGATGGTGGCAATTCCATTGTCATATGTGTAGCCAGGACTTACCCAGTAGTAGACGGCAGGATTGCTGTCGCCATCGAGATCACAAATCGTAATGACCTCGTACTGGTTTGTGTCCGACATGACCTGGTACGCACAGTATGTTGAGACTGGTTGATCTGAGTCCAATACCGCTGCAATGTCTGCAGATGACCATCGCATTTTGTTCGAACCAATTCCGTCCATTGCTACAGCAGGAACGAGACTGGTGCTTTTAACGGTATATGAACCGCCAAGGCTTTTGAGCTGAAGGTTCTGAAGGATCAGCTTCTGCATGACCGTGACTTCGGCTGATTGAGCCCTGTACTTGAACTTCTGGTATGTCGGGATTGCCAACATAGCCAGAACTCCAACAACCAGCACCACGATCATGAGCTCGACGAGAGTGAACCCTTTCTGGTTTTTCATGAGGTCCCTTCTCTATTTCGACTTTGAACTGGCCGTCTGAATGAGACCATCAATGCGCTTGATGTGACTCAGCATCCGCTGTCTTTGCTCAGGTTCGATACGAGGATTGCTATCGATTTCCCGAGCAAGCTGAGTCACATACAAGCTCATGTAGGCCATTCGTCTGACCCATGGAAGACCTCTGAGGATGTCAAGTCCTTTGTCTTCCATGAGCAGCCGATATTGCTCGGCTGCTTCCTCTTCCTTGGTCCGAAATGGAGTGATCGGACCTGTTACAAGCCTTCCGATCGTCTTCATTGGGATCTAGAAGATCCCCTCGGCAGTGTTCTTGCAGACCGAGTCGAACGTTCCGGTGCACTCGTTGCCGAGCGTCACTCCTGATGGAGCCCTCAGAACGGGAGTGGCGCCCGATGCATCCGTCCACGGATGGACGAACAGGTACTGTGCAGTAACTGCATCACCGTCCACGTTGCAGTCGGCCTGGGCGTACCAGGCGCCGGTCTCGGTCGCCGCACCCTTGGCGACCTTGTAGCTGCAGAAGGCCGGCCCGCTGATCTGCACATCAAGACCAGCGAGTGCGGCCAGGTTCTCCGGCGTGAGCGCCATCTTCGTGCCATCCGTCGCCGTTGGAGCGCGGGGGATGTCAGCGAAAGTGACGATGTTGCCGGTCTGCACGAACGAGAGCTGCTCGGCCTGAGCGAGAGCGCTCAGGTTCGAAGGCGCCTCGGCCAGCTTCGCCCTGTAGCCGAACTTCTGGTACGCCGGGATCGCCAGCGCCGCCAGGATGCCGATGATCATGACCACGATCATGAGCTCGATGAGGGTGAAGCCGGACTGCTGCTTGCGGGTGTTCTTGTTCATGGTATGAACCTCAGGATGGGAGAGAGAACAAACTTCCAAGGTGAGGTCCCGTTCTGTAATGACAATCCTTCGTGCCATTACACCTTCTACGGAACTTATTCGGTTTTCAAGGAACTTAATCCGACAGGCTTCTGCATGGTGCAAACCCGAAGGCCACGAGGCCTTTCCCAACCAATACCAGATTATAAACCTTTTGAAATATGAAGTAAACCTCATAAAAAACAAAGCGACGATTCATTTTTGGGACGACGTGTGACACAAGACATCATCTAAAAGTATCTTCTGGATGAAAAATATGATATAATGGTCTTTGGTGGATGGCACTTAAAGACTGGAGATCACACATGGACGAGAAGACTCGCAAGGCTCAGCTTCAGAACGATGTCCTGCGCTGGATGGTGCGGGCAGATGAGAAGCAACTCGAGGAGCTGGTGGTCTGGCTGTCAGGAATCAACACTGACATGCCCCTCACTCAATGGGACCACATGAAGCCGACGATGAGGGCGTAAATGAACGCTCTCTCTGTGCGCATGCCTGATGACAAGCACGCTCCGTACCTGCTCCTAGCTCTAAATGGAGCGGATGCACTCTCGACCATGCTGGGGATCACCTTCGGCGGATGGAGGGAAGCCAATCCAGTCATGCACGCGTTCGTCAGCAATGGGTACATGCCCTTTGTGCTCGCCAAGCTTCTCATCGGCGGACTCATGATTGTTCAGGTTGGGAAGCTCAGGCCGAGAGCGTGCTGGTGGCTGTCGGCAGTGTTCTTCGTCGTTGTCAGTCGGAACCTTTGGATGCTCGCCCATCCGAAGCTCTAGCGTCTACAAACTTGTTTACTTCCACCTTCAGGCGTGATATAATCTTTGTATGGGCAATTACGCCCTTGCAAGGAGGACGTCACGTTCTACCTCATAATGGCGATTCATGTGTTCTCACCACCTGAACATTACCTCATTCCGAACCCACCGCTCAAATTCAGAGACATGGGTCAATGCATGGAGGCAAGAGATCTGGTACTGAGCAATGAAGCAAAGATCAAAGATCGCATGGGGATCATAGAAGTCCTGGAGTGTTCTACATCGCCGATCGTTCCTTACGCTGTCTGGCGTGATGAACAGGCGTTCTAGGAGAACAATGGAACCAAAAGACGATGACGAAGGTTTCCACGATCCGTCAGACGATGCAGAGGCACTTCGCTGGAGGTACGATTCAGACTAGGTACGGATTGTAGATCATCGTCAACTTAGAAGCGAGGCTTCTAACGTTCTCGTTTATGTGCGAACATACCGTCGGCCGACCTACGACATGCCAGAGCTTCTTCGCTACACCAAAGTCCCTGAAGGCAGACTTTACGTACACATAGTGCAGAACAGGTCCCTCTGAGCATATCCAACCGACGATAACTCCTTCCGACTTAGCGACCTGTATTGTCGCTCCTCTTTCAACAAGACGTTCGATTAGACGGTGATGATACGAAAAGTACACGTCATTACGCACGTCGGCTGTCATAGGACTCTTTCTATTAGACTTGAGCCATGAAGAGTAAATGAAAGGCATCTCCACTTCTCCGCCCACGGGCCCAATTACAAGTGGAAGTTCAGTTGCCACTGGGAGGTCCTTAGTTGAGAGTTTGGATTCTGCTTGCAGGTTCATATATGCCGCGAACATTGAACTTGCTGGAGCCAGCATCAATGGTATCACCAACACGACAACCAAGAAGTCTAACTTGAACGTCCTCGTTGAAACCTCTCCAGACTTGCTGCACGTGGTATGGAGCGACCTCTTCACCCTTATCATCGATCTCTACACCGACGATGAGACTGTCCTGGCTAATTGTTTCTGTTGGGATGATTTCACCAGCCTCAAGAGCAAGCTTGAGACCTTCCTGGACTTCTTTGACGCGTTCAACTTTGATCTGTGCTAACTTCTTTGAAACTTCCTCTTCAACCTTGTCTGTCATGCCAAGAACAGTTGTTAGAGCAATGAGTCTGTCAGTGATGATAGCCAACTGTTGGTTGAGCATCTCTACTGCAGTAAACACATCTTGCTTTAGCTGAGTGATCTCATCAGCTGGGGTCTTGATCGAGAATCTTGTTCGCTTTTTCATCGGTTTCCTTAGAGGCTTCTGGGGTTGGTGTAGCGGGTGGCTGAGACAGCCCTACCTGTCTCAGATTACGAAACCACCCAGGTTGACGAGCGTGAGCACGGATTAATCCTTTGCTCATCTTTGCCTTCGTCTTAGGTTTGTGCTTAGTTCCTTTGCGCATAATTTATATAGTAGATCATATGTCTAATAGTACAGATAAACCCCAGGTCTCTTCTGTGGCTGAGGCCCGAAGGGCCGAAGACACACTCGCCCGACTCGGGCGTATATATATATATCTTTTTTTCTTCTCTCTTCTCTTTAGAGTCAGATTAGGTATAAAGTCATGAGCACTTTTGGATGAAAGTATTTTGTTTATTTTAAAATTTACAAAAAAAGTTAATGACACTATAATTAACACATGGCGCACAATAAATCTACTTTACGAGAATCAGCATACACCAACTCATCTGGCACGTTTGTTGATCTCAAGCATTACACGATTCGCATTGACAAAGAAATCCTCGATGACCCTAACATCGGAGACAGAATTTGGACATCGTCAATGAATAATGGCAGAAAAAGTTATATACACAGTAAAATTGAAACAGGCGCAACTGCATCTGGTAAAACAACGATTTACCTTCATCGACTTATTCTACGCACACCAAAGAACAAATACGCTGATCACATCAATGGTGACGTAACAGACAACAGGTTTTGCAATCTACGTAATGCAACGCCAAGACAAAATAACCAGAATAGAGGAATCTGCAGCAGAAACAAAACTGGTATCATTGGTGTCAAACGCTTTGTTAGAAAAAGTGGTAAGGTTAACTACAGAGCACAAATTTCTGATAGGCGTAGGCATAACATCTACAAGTTTTTTGACACACTTGAAGAAGCAAAAGCATGGAGATTCATGATGGAGAACCTCTTGTACAAAGAATTCGCACCAACCAGGAGACCTAAATGAGCAAGTTATCAGGATACATGTATGTAAACTATGGTGACGCACATGGTTTACCATACGTCGAAGCAGCAAAGAGCTTGCTTGGTTTTTGCGATGAAGTCGTTGTTGTTTGTGGCCAGCACCAAGAATCAAATACTCTGAAAAAGATTGATGATATCAAACTCAAAGTCTACAAGTTTGATATCAATATGGATGATCCTCTTCGTGATGGCAAGACAAAGCAACTTGCTCGTGAACTCTGCACTGGAGATATCGTATTCCAGTTGGATGCAGATGAATGTGTTCATGAAGATAGTTACAAGTTGATCAGAGAGCACGCAGATAAGTGGGCTCCTCAATGGACATGTCTTTGCTACCCATCGGTTGATCTATACGGTGATGCAGAGACAGCAGTAGGACTATCACACTTCTGGAAGTGGCGTCTATCTCTGAACAAGAGCTACTACGGTCATGGTGTCCTGAAAGCCAGCCAAGCAAAGAACAGCAAGGGCCAGGATTGCTCACTCTTTGACGACGGTTGTGTTATGATAGACCTACGGACACACGAGGCAATGCCCTATCAAAACTACTACAACGCAGAACTGGACATGTACAGAACTGCAGACCACGTGTCATATGCCAAGATCCACAATGATGTTATCTGGCGTCAACTCCCAGTAATCTGGCACTATGGCGCAGCTGATATCTTTAGAAAGCTAAAGATGAACCGTGATTCATGGGCTGCAGGATGGAGACAGCTCCGTCCAGATGGCAATGCTCATGAGGTCATGACATATGGATTTGATCCTACCGGCATGAGTGATGAGCAGCTTGAAGCTCAAGTAGCAGGATTGAAGCAGGAAGGGTTGCCACAGCCAGGATGGTGGACCTTCAAGGTCGAACAGAAAAACCCTGCACTAATGCGTGGGTGGCTTGAGACTCATGGTCTCTGGAAAGAGGGAATATGATTGCACAACTAGCAATAGCATTCTTCGCTACATCAGCTGGACTTTTGATGATATCAATTGCAATTTCAATTTGGAGGGACAGATAAGTGGATAACGAACTTTTGGCTTTCGCAGGAATTTGTGTTGTATTTATTATCTTTGTCGTAATGTTTGTCTTTAAAAACAAAGTGAGGAAGTAACATGGCTGAGATTGAATGGGAAGATGGCGACGTAGAAATGAGGCCTGTAGAAAGCTCAAACGTCTCTGCCATTGGTTATGACAAAGACGTAAAGGATCTTCACGTTGTATTCTACAACGGAGCAAAATACATCTACTCAGATGTTGAACCAAACATCTGGAAGAACTTCAAGCGTGCATCATCCAAGGGAAAGTTCATGTGGAAGAACATTCGTGGTGTCTACGCATTCAGGAAGGGATAATATGCTCGGATGGTTCGTTGCTGGATTCTGCATTTGCATGATCTGGAAGATGATCGATCACAAGTGAGTTCTACTATCCACTGTTTTTGGCCCTTCCATGGAATGCATCTCTTCCCACTTTGCTTTGAGGGCAAGTAGATCTTTCTGCACGCCGGGAAGAGCCAGAAATATTCTTTTATTCTTGTAGACGTCAGTGTATACTCTTGTTCTTGGGTCTTCAGATTTGCACAAGTCAGAGCAGTAGATCATTCTAGGTCTAGCAATACCAACACCACAAATAATACATTTACCATTTGGTTTGCTTAATGGTCGTGCATGTTTCTTAAGTTCAATACGTGTATGCTTGTATTTACATTCATCAGAGCAATATTTGCGTGTAGGTGAAGATCTATCAGGCAATTTGCCATGACATTGTTCGCATGTTTTGCTTGTCGGTTTGAACTTATATGTCTTCATTTTCTTATATGTCTTTTCTCGTATAGAGATTCTTCTACTCTTTCGTGATCATGTATAGCTACCTGTACAATCCTTGTCATCTCTTCTTTTTGCGTAGCAGACTGTATGCTCAACTCTTCTTTGATAAGGTTGCGCATCATAACGCCACCACCATTAGAGAAATAGAGTTTCAGTCCCCACGGAAATCCGTATCGAGCCATCCAAGCGAAGCCAACCATAAAAGGCCAGTGTTCTATCAACTGCGCAATAACTTTTGACTCGATATCCACATTATTCCTTGCCCAATAGTTCTGCAGCCTTGGCGCGCAACTCCTCAGTTGTCATAGTCGACAGTTTCTTTTGCTTGTTCTGATCTACTGCTGATTCTGCTTTGACTGCTCTGTTGAGAAGGTCGCCATATCTACACAAAGTCCAGGCAACATCTGCATCTAGCAGTTCTCCTGCATCGTCCGCCTGAGCAGACCTGGTTCTAATACGAGATACGTCCTCGTCAATCAAAGCCAGCACTCTTTGAAGCATATCTTCTGGATCTCTCTTAGCCATGTTCCCTCTTTTTCAAGCCCTTATAAACGTGAACACCACTCAATGCTACATCTCTTACAAGCTTTGGTCTAAGACACTTCCATACGATGGTTGATATCTGTGTAGACCATCCCATCCCAAGCTCTGCTGCTACAGTCTCCTGGAGTTCCTTCCTGCGCACATAGTTAGTCGTGTTAGGAACAAGTTCATAGTGCTTCATAATAGCTGCGAACACAGCAACCTCAAGAACTCGTCTCTTATCCATCTCCTTAACCAGGTCTTCTACTATCATTCAGAAATCACTCCCTTCCTTACGGCCTAAAGTGGAAACGCATTCTCCACAGCACAGTTCTTCCTGGCTGTGGTGCCGATGCTCCCATGGATGCTGCAATTGCCACTGCTGAGACTGGAGCAAGACCAACTGTTGCGTCCGGGCTGAACACAGACATTGATCCTGCTTCACACACTGCAGTTACTGGACTTAGGTTAACTAGTGCTTCACCTTTTGCTCCAGCCAATGCAGCAGATGAATACGCCTGGACAGGTGTAAGAGCGACAGCTGCATCCACCTTAGCTGTGAGTCCGCCAGCAACGCATGCAGCTGTGACAACAGGAAGACCAACACTTGCTCCGCCCGTTGCAGAAATATTATCAACGACACATGCAGCTGTGACAGCAGGAAGACCAATTGTAGCAGAGCCACCACCTGCAGAAGATGCTGCCAGGTTGCCAACCGCAGCCACCGCTGAAGTAGCAGGCAGCCCCACAGACGCACCCGCCACAGCTGCCAAGGAACCAACAACCCCTACTGCAGCCGTTGCATTCAGCGTGGCTGCAGCTCCTCCATTGGCAGTAAGAGCACCGACCACAGCGACAGCTGTAACAGCAGGAAGTCCAATAGTTGCTGGATTGGCAGCTGCAGCTGCCAATGTTCCAACAACACAGGCAGCAGTTACTGGTTGCAGGCTGACAGATACTCCGCCACCTCCACCAGCTTGCTGGAATGCGTTTACTTGGAAGCCTGTTGGTTGAAAGGCCACTGTTCAGGCCTCCTTAGTAGTCAGTCTCAGCGTATGCAGTTATTACGCCCAATCTAACAGACGCAGATGTAGCAGTACCCATGTGCAAAGCCCAGTTATACATGACGTTGTTTGCTGGGAAGTTTGGCATTGTTGAAGAGAACTCAACCTCGGACATGTTCTCTGTGCCAGAAGGGTTAAGCTTCTGACATGACATGTAAACGCTGTTGCCAGAAGGAGGGCAATAGATACGCATGTCCATGACGTCAGAGACAAGCATTGGTATCTTTGTATCTACAAGCGTGCCTGCTGCTGTGCCTGACTGCATGTAGAACGTGTAGTTCGTGTTTGCAGCAGCTGTGCTGCCAGCGCTTACGCATATACCAAACGAGTTGACGACGCCTGTAGGTTCAACAGCACCAGTTAAAAACGTGCTTGTGCACAAACAGAAGTTGAGTCTAGTGTTTCTGCCGGTGACGAAGGTAGCAGTCTGAGCAACTATGAAACGAGTTGTTACGTAAAACCCACCAACTCCAACTGTGTTGCCTCTCCAGAATTCTGGGCCTTGACCTCTAACACCAACTCCCTGACCAATCGTTGCAGCAGAACCAAGATCAACGCGACGAAGGCTGCTTGAGAAGTTTGTTACAGCAGGAGCAACTGCAGCAAGAGCGCCAGACAATACTGGAGTTACGCCACCAACAACAGTGAATGTTGCAGCGTTAGTGTTAGCATTAGCGACGTATATACGGTCCTGTATTAGGCTGTCTTGAACAGGGTGTTCTGCACCAACACCACCCTGATACTTCATCAAAGTTCTACCCGCTTTCTTTACAAAGAACATTTGACCAAGTGGGTTTTCCTGAGGTGGGTTGTTGACACCTGACACCACTGCTGACAGACCAATGTAAGAACCTGTAACCCAGCTCTCAATACCACCTCTGGGTTCGTCGTAATAGAATGTGGCTGTAGCCTTTAGTACGTTTCCTGATACGTACATAATGCTGCCGGACACGATGTCAGTTCCAGAGAACTGGTGTTCAGCATTCCAGTTGCTGGGTCTAACAAGTGTAGCGTCTCCACCGTCAGCGATGGAGGAGCTGAATGAGTGGATTACTGACATATTACGTGATCCTTACGATACCAACGCCAGCTGCTGGGACAGTGACAGTGAACGTTCCACCTGTAGCAGTGGTGTCTGCACCAAAGTCATGCGTAGAAATTGCAGGGTTACCAGCAATCGTTGAGTAGATCACACCGCCACGAGCAGTAAAGCTTGCGGTGATCCACGAAGCATCACCCCAGTCGATAGAGCCAGTGTTGCCGGTCGTAGCGTAGGTGATGCCAGTCAGCGTGTAACCACCAGCAATGTATCCTGTTCCTGATACCTCGTTCGTAGTTGTATACGCTGTTGTTGTCTGGTCAAGAGTTGCAGCGCTGTAGTATAGCGCTAGCTTGTATGTACCAGCAGCAGTGAATGCTCCTGACAGGAACCCTTGCTTAGCAGATGTGCAAAAAGCCGTGGTTATGGCCATGTTTATATCTCCTTATTACTTTTTAGATAAGAAATAGCATTATCTAATTTTTCAATACTGTCATCAAAATGCCCAATTCCCCAATTACATTTATTGCATAACAAGCCTCTAGCTTTTTTTGTAATATGATCATGGTCTATAGAAAATCTTGATTTTCTTCCACCGGGCTCTGATGATCCACAAATTGCACACTTTCCAAATTGCTTGTCAAGCTGCTCTTTATACCAACCCAAATCGACATCATATCTTTTTTCGAAGAAATAGTCATCGTAGTATTGCTTCCTACACTCTTTCTTCGTACATTTTTTCTGCTGAGTACCAGTTGGTGAAAATTTTGTTTTGCAAATTATGCAAACTCTATCTTCACCATGCCACTTGTAACCTTTATTCCATCCCATAGTTGAATAACTAGTTTGCTATTCAGCTAATAGCCATTATTATTCTCCTTAGATTTTTATCTCAGTAGATGCTACTGAGCTTGTTGTCACGCCAGAAGCCATAACAAATACAGGCCCAGTGTAACCACGTGGAACTTCATACATGCTGGTGATATCAAGATAAAAAGTGTAACTTGCTGATGTTGGTGCAGAGCCTAGTTTTACGAATACAGGATTTGTAGCATGTGTATTGACAAGTGATGCGTAAAGTCTATTGACGTCAGCAGCAAGAATTTGAGTAGATGATGAAACATTCATGTCTACTACAGCAGCTGTAGACATCAAAGTGTGAAAGACAGGAACTGGTTGGAAGAACTCTCCCTCAATCGTGCCAGTTAGAGGGAATGAACCAGATGTTCCAACACCAATAGGGCGTGTAACAAGACCCCACTCAGTACCAGAGACTTGGTTTGTTACAGCTGGATATGATTGAAAGCCATCTAATGCCATTACTTCTTCTCCTTATCCTTAGCTGCGTATCCTGTTGCAAGACCAAATGGAAGCAATGACTTCATGATATCTGGTGTCTTTGTGCTAAATGTTCCTTTGTTGAAGATTGACTTGATCTGGTTAGGACTTACTGCGATCCAGCTTACACTGCCTGGATCTTCACTATGATTTCTATACTTGAACCCATCTATGCCATGACTATCAAGAACTTCTGTTAGAGCTTTATCTCTACGCTTATGATCTATTATTGAACCAAGTACGTCGTACTCGTCCTCGCTAAGTATGCCTTTTTCTTTTAGAGCCTTAGCAATAGCACCAGAATCAAATCGCCCTAGGTCATGTATTTCTACTGGATTCTTGATGTTAAGCACAACTGGATATGTTTTACCACCGCCTCTTGCTGGTCCTGATTCTGGACTTGCTCCAACTCTATCTCTTGCTGCTGCGTTTGTACCGAAGTGACTTCCAAACTCTACGCTATTACCTTGTGAACTATCAAACACAGTAAAGTCTTGTCTTGCGTCTGTTCCATGCATAACAACAAGTGGTTCACCATTAGCATCAACAACCTTGCTTCCTTTAAAGAAGCTCTTGAACTCTGGAGACTCTGCAACTTTCTTAGGAAGAGCTGGAGGTGTGTTGATAAGCTTTTCTACATGCGGTTCTATTGCATTGACGATCTCTCTTGCTACACGAACATGTGGCTGTTGGTCCATTATCTTGTTGATCGTTTCATTTGTCGCTTTATCTACGTATGTTCCGTCCTTTATCTGCTTGTCGACTACCTTCCACTCTTCGTCATGCAAAATCTTCTTAGCATCGTCGTGGACCTTTACAAGATCTTCCTTACCAACAGCGATGGCCGGCTGTTTACCGGCCTCACCTTTTGGGTTTTTTGCTCTCTCCTTACGAAGTTCAAGAGCACGCTGAACCTTCTCAGCTGGTGTCTCTGCTCTGTGTGAGAATGGACTTCCTTCCTCAACAGGACCGTACTTACTGATCATTGCTTCGAACTCAGCCTTTGTTGGCTGGTGGCGTAGCTTGCTCTGCTGGTCAACGCCAGGAGTAAAGCTATCAGAGAACTCCTTTGGATCAACTCCATTCATCTGAGCAAACTCTTCTGGAGAGATCTTCTCTGGCTGTGGCAGGCCTTCAGGTGTAGCAGACTTTTCTGGAGTAGTGTATTGCGTGAATGATTCACGAATGCCAGATGGAGTCTTGCTTGGTGGGTTCTTCTTGAGCCATTCATCGAAGTGTGCATTGGCAAGAGAGTACTGATCGTGCACACCTTCTGTTACATGCCCAGCATCGTCAACCAAACTATACTCAGTAGGACCAGGAGTACGGTGTGGAACACCTTCCATTGTCTGGTTAGACGGATACTCTGGAAAATCTGGTGGTTTTGGTGGCTCTCCTCCACCTCCCTTACCTCCGCCTGTCTTTGGCGCAGCTTCAGCTGGTGTGCTCTTGATTCCACCCTCTATAACAGCTCCAGCATTGCCTTCTTCCTTGTTCTTCTTGATCGACTCAAGCAGCTTCTCAAGCGTCTCTCTCAACTGTGCTTCTGTCTGCGTGGGCGGACGAGCAGCAGTGCGTGGCATTGGCTGGTTAGCAGGTGCGTGTTCAACAGCAGACGGAGGAATCATGATTACGCCATCTGGAGTGATTGTGCTTCCTGGGTGCTCAGATAGAATCTTCTGCGACACAGGGTGAATGCCCTTGCCACCCTTCACGGGACCAGAACCAGCAAAGATCATTGCCTGCTCTGCTCCTTGCTCTAGTGCAAGCGGGTCATGAAGACTACGCTTTGCAGTATCAAGAGCAGTCTCACCAGGCCATCTTACATCGTCAACAACACTGTGTCCGCGCTCTGCTTCAGACGCAGCAGCTGTATCATATTTGTCAGACTCTTCCTTCCAAGTTCCACCACCTGGAAGCAATGAGCGTATTCCGCTTATTGCAGCAGAGCCCAAGCTCTTGCCTTTAGGTGAAACAAAGCTAGCTGCTGCCTGAGCAACAGGAAGAAGTTGGTCTTCTACTTGTCCTGGCTTTGGTCCAACGCCGAGGTATGGATCAACTTGCTCCTCAACCTTACCACCCTCAGCGTACGTGGTTGCTCTACGAGCAGCACGCTCTGATCCGAGTGCAAGGAACAAGTCATTGAACTTGTTTTTAGGAAGTCTTACTCTGCCACCTGTTGCCATGTTATCTCCTTACTGTCCAAGAGAGGTCGCATATAGCCACAGCGTACCAGTTGTGTTGGCAGATGTAGAAGTGAAGATGCAACGTAGGAACGGGAATGGTGTCTGTGCGACTGTCACAGCTGTGTTAGAACCAGTTGGGCTGGTAACAGCAACGCCAGTGACTGGTACCCATGATCCGTTACCGATTGTATTCTGGATAGCATTGGGCATAGAGTACTGATAGTCAGCACTTCCCTGCACAGTTAGCGTTCCAGTAAGAGAACCAGCAGATGCAGCACCACCTAGCTGGTAGGTGACCTGGTGGATTCTACGGCAGTCTGTGACAGAGCTTGTGAAGCTAGCAGTCAAGATTGTTAGAGGTGATACTGGTGTTGGTCCGATGATCGTATTCATTGTATTGCTCCTTGTGGGCTCGGAAGGCGTAGTTCCTTCCTAGCATTGGGTATAGATAGTCTTACTTCAGGCCTCGAGACGCAGCTGATTGCATCGGAGTCATTGTTCTTGAAGGTAATGTTAGCTTACCTTGCTTGCCACCTTGTGTTGCCTGACCTGGCATCTTGCCTCCCATCGTCGGGAAAGCAATTGCTTGCTGGCTTGCCTTGATTGATGCTGCACTCATTGTTCCATCCATGTCTACGCCAAACAGGACGCTAGCTCCAAGCCTGCTCTTGTAGGGAACACCCTTTTGTCCAGCGACAGAGCTCCAGAAGTGCAGCTCCATGTTCTTAAGAAGCTCTGGATACACAGTCCTGATTGCCTCTGCATGTTCAGGCATGATTGTTCCTTCTCGTGCCATCTTCATTACAGACATTGGTTTGGTAACAGCTTCAAAGTGTCTGTTCCATGCAGCCATTTCCTGCTGGCTGTACGACCACTTCTGTCCTAGTGGACCTGTGGTTGGGTGCTGCGGAAGCTTGTCTGATAGATACGCAGCAGCCTTAGCTGTAAGAGCCATGATAGCTGCACCTGTATTTGGAGCATGTTGGTTAAGATCACTGTAGAATTCTCCAAGCTTGCCAGAGCTTCCATCTGCGTTCTGAGCGAATGATTGGAACTGAGCTCTGTTCTCTTCGAACTGACGCTCAGTTGTAGGGCGGTCTCTCTTGAAAGAGTTAGCAATGCCAGCGGCAGCGAATCCACGTCCAGGCGATCCTGTGTTTTTAATTCCTCTTGCAAGAGAGTCCATTCCTGCTTCAACAAGTTTGTTGGCTGTTTGCGCTGCTCTCTCCAAAGCAGCAAGCGCACGCAATGTAGTTGCAGGATTTTTAAGAGCTTCACCAACTTTAACAGCAGCACCGATTCCAGAAGCAATTGACGTTGCAGCTCCTACGCCAGGCATGCCGAGCTTTGACATCACAGAACCAATACCCAATCCACCTATGATAGTGGATGCGTCTGGACCTACCTGAGTGTTCTGAGCGCTGGTCCTGGCGAAGTTAATTGCTGTCCTAAGCTTGTCAGGGTCAGCTCCCAGGAACTCAGCAGAGAATGCTTGCGCTTGATTGCGTGCCTTTATAACGTCTGCTGCCTTGAACCTCTTTGTCTGGTCCAGGAACTTTTCTAGAGCATATGCTGCATCTGGATCAACAGTCTTGAACATGAACTCTGATACCTTGTCTGCTGATACCTTGTTACCGTCCATGAAGTATTGGTTGAACTGTGATCTGACGTGTGGCTTGCTCACACCAGCACTCTTAACAGACGCGTCAGCCAGAGACTGCAGCTGAGTTACGAAGTCAGCAATTTTCTCACCAGCCTTTACTGGGTCATCACCTAGCTTGGCCCACTTCTCACCTTTGGCCATTGTCAATGGGTCTTGAAGAACTGCTCTATTGGCAACCAGATCTTCTGTTATTCCACGTGCAGGACCACCGAGCTTCTCAGCAATTGCAGGATACTTCTCGAGGAATGCACCACCACCCTTCTCAGCAAGATCTACTACACCTTTCTTAGCAGTCTTAGCTCCGGCTCCTACTCCGAACTCAAGAGCTCCCAGAGCACCACCAACAACAGAACCCCCAAGAGCACCCGCGAGCATATGTGGCAAAAGCGTTTCAGCAGTGGCATTTGGATCTCCTATCATGTCTTCTGAAAGACGTCCACCAGCTCCGTAGACAGCACCCTCTACAGCAGAGCCAGCAGCTCTTCCAGCAAGTCGTTGAATTGTGCTTGCTGTTGCAGCATCACCTACAACTGCTGCTTCAATACCACGAGCAAATCTAGAAGTAGCAGCAACAGGAGTAAGACGAGCAGCAGCTCTTACAGTTCCAAGAGCTCCCTTTGTTGCAGCCGCTGTGGTCTCAACAGCTCCAGCTCCACCTGCAGTTAGAAGCATTGGAGCAACTACACCTGCAATCTCAGATCCAAGGCTTACTGCTGGGTGAGCTTCGTCTATTGCCTTTAGCTGTTCCTGACCCAATAGTGCTCTTGCTGGAATGTCAGACAGTCCCAGGGTAGCACCCCTGGCCATACCAAGTGCTCCAGCAGCCAGCGTGTAGCCAGGACCACCATACTGGTCACCCAGTTGGAACTCCTTAGCCAATACTGGTGACAGTGGAACAAGCCCCTGCGCTACAACTGAAGGGACCTGCTCTCTTGGCACAGCTATGACACGACCAGCGTGGTCATAGAAATATGTGCTTGTGTCAGTTACTGTGTTTTCTGCCATTGGTTACCTTATTGGAAGAAGATAGGTGTCTTGAATTGTGCGACGCTTTTGTTCAATAGCAGAACGTAGGACGTCGAATGAAGACTTGACCTTGCCTGTTGCGCTGCCCCAGATGCTTGATGGATTTGCAATGGCGCTTTCAATGATTTCACGTTCACCCTGGTTGAGGCGCATAAGACCTTCCTGAGCCTGGTTCCATGAGAGCAGCAAGTCATCAAGAAGAGACTTGGCTTGCTGTCTGGTTGCAGGAAGAATTGCACCAAGTGGATTTGCACGACGGAAGTCATCGAGCTTCTGCAACTTGAGCTTAACTTCTCTATTGGCAGCAAGATCTCTGCGTGCAAGCTTTGCATCCTCTGGGCTACGAGCATAACGACGCTCAGCGACTATCTTGACGATAGGCTGTCCAGTGCGCTCATCGATTTGTGGCTTACCATTCTTGTCTACTGCGTAGCGTTCCTCATCTACCATTACCTGCTGCTCAAGTAGCTTGCGCTGTTCTTCTGGTGGAAGAGCTTCGAAGGTTGCCTGAGCAGGACCCTCTCCACTGCCTGTAAGGATCTGAGCCATTGCACGCTGAGCAGCGAGCTGGCGTTCAACGCCAGCACGAGCCATCTGGATCTGACCTTCCGCTGCCTTTGCATTAGCAGCTGCTTCTGGACCTTGTGCTCTCGCTCCTGCCTCAGCTATCTGTCCCTGAACAACTGCAAGGATCTGTGAGCGAGTCATGAGCTCAGCCTGAATCATGTTCTCAGTCTTTTGCAAGTTGTATGACAACAGGTTCTGTCCCTTCGTGATGTTTGCCTTCTGAGCATCAATGTTCTGGTCAATACGACGCTGGATAACTGCCAGAGCCTGGTTTGGACCACCTGTCAGACCAGCACCAGCACCACCAACGATGAGTGAGATTGCTCCGAGGATCTTGTTACCAACGCCACCACCTGGCTGACCGTCTTCCCAGAACTGGTTAGGATCAACCTTCATGTTGCGAACACTTTCATAAAGATTGTTGTTCTCTTTTTGAGCAGCAGCAAGATTAGTTTGGAACCTCTCCTCCTGAACCTTCATGTTCTCGTTTGCCTTCTTCCAAGCTTCTGACTGCTCAGCGCCAAGAGTTCCACGAACCTTAGCAGCATCACGAGCAGCCTGAGACTGCAGATCGAAAGCCTTACCATAACCAAAGTCACCGAGTCCACCAGGACCCTGACCAGGAGTTTGAGGAGTTCCAGGAAGTGATGCATTTGTCTCTGGAGGAGGAAGAGCAGTTACCTGAGTAGAAAGCTGTGGACCACCAGGACCGCCAGCAGCACCTGGGAACACACTGCGAGCAGCTTCAGCTGCAGCAGCAAGACTTACTGGAGCAGCACCACCTGGAGTGCGATACTCGTCTCTGATTACTCCTGCTGGTCCGTAGTACTTGTTTCCACCGTCAGCAACAGCATCCAGGATTGGCTTCTCTGGTGGCTGATATGGTGGTTGCTGTGCTTCTACGAGGTTAGGCTTTGAAACATAGTCTGGCGTTGGTGTGTTGTTTGGATCAAGCTTTACCTTGTGACCAAGTCCAGTGTAGTATGCTGCTACAGCTTCTGGAGTATTTGGAATTTCTGCTGGTACAGGAGGAAGTGGTTCGTTTATAGCGACGTCTGTGTTAACAGGAGGAGCTACTGCACCACCCTCAGCAAATTTGCGTCTGTGCTTCAGAAGCTTCTTAAAGCTGTCATCATCTTCATCACCATCTTTTGCATTGATCTGACGAACAAACTCTGCAGCAGCTTCAGGATCATGAGCAATACTCTTTGGGATGACAATCTCTTCCGGCGTAAGCAATGCTGGGACGACGTCATTTGCCTCTGTGTCACCTTCATACTGAGCCTCGCCAGGGACTAGGCCTCCCTGAGTTACGTCAAGTCTTCCACCATGTGCAGCCATAGCCAACCCAGCTATTGGGAAGTCTCCAACGGCGCTAGCACCAGCAGGAAGACTTAGATTCATACCAGCACTTTCATCAACAATAGGTCCAGCTGTTCCAGCAACTTGAGGTGTAGTAGGAGCTGGTGACTTACCCTTTCCACCAATTCCAGTAAACATGTTCTGCAAACTCTTGCGGCTATCACTTCCCAAACCATTAAAGTAGTCTGGAATCTCTCCACCTTCATACAGCTTCATGATCTGGCTGCCATACGTTGGCTTGCCACCTTGAGCAAGTTTACGTGGAGCAAGAGCAGGGTGAACACGCTTGAGACCGTCAGCACCCTCAGCTACCATTCCTGGGTTTAGCTTTTCTACGTCCTGAGCGATAACACCCTCATAGACTTGAGGTGAACCCTTATATCTGAAGATAGCCTTTGGATCTCCGAACTCGTCATTCTGTCCTGTGTAGGAGATGTCTTCCTTAGCACGTTCGTCAGACATTGCAGCTGCTCCTGCAGATGCAGCACCACCAAGAAGACCACCAACAAGACCAGCATTGACGTTTGCATTCTGTCCAGCAACACCAGCATTGATCTGCTGAGCACCCATCTGCATGTTAGCATTCTGAGCAGCAGTTTGCTGATTGAGCTGTTGCTGCTGCTGAAGATTTGAAAGTGTCAGAGCATTCTGTCCCTGTTGCAGACCACCAGCTCCTTGCAACATTCCCAAGTTCTGCTGACCCATCTGACCAGCAAGACCAGCCTGAGCACCCATAGCTCCGAACTGCTCCTGCATCCTTGTCTGAGCAGAAGCCATAGCACTCTGTCCAGCAAGAGCAGACTGGTTCTGTAGAGCCATTCTTCCAGCAAGAGCAGGGTTTATACCTTTGATTCCTGCTGCTTGTCCAGCAGCTGCAGCCTGAGAAGACTGCAAACCCTGTTGAAGTTGTAGTTGAGCAAGAGAAGGACCTCTGCCAGCAGCCATTTCACCAAACTGGTTGTACAATGACTGTTGATTAGCCATGTTACCTTGCTGGTTAGCTTGAGAATTAGCAATGCTATTGGCGTAATCTGACTTTTGAAGGTCTGCCTGCTGAGCTTGATAGTTATTTGTTGCAGGCGTAGCCTGGAACTTGTTTGACTTGCCACCTAGTACATTCCCTATAAAACCCATTGTTATGTCTCCTTCGTCATCATACGATACAGTCCCATATCTCTAAGACCATGTCGTAGAGCTCTGTGGCCAATACTGTCATCACTAAATAGTGCTACAGCGATTGAAAAACCTAAAGTCTTAGACATCTTCAACAAACCATCTGTTATCTCGTCTAGAGCAAGATTTCTTTCTTTTGCAGGAGCTTCTGGATTTGTGCAGTAACCTTCAATAATACACCAGCTTGTATCTGTCTTGACTAGAAATCCAATGGCAACACCAGGAACGATCAATCCTGTTGTAGGAAACGCTCTGTTCCCTGGCCACGGCATCCCATGTGCAGTATGCCACTTGTGCAGCTCTTTTAAGTCACCCTCTCGGGTAGCACGTGCCCTTACAGAAGGGACCACTTGTGCATCTATGGATGCTTCCATTAGCCGAAGCTCCTAACTGCTGCAACCTTGTTGAGACCCTTCTTACCACCTACTTCTAGACTTAGCACAGATAGGCTCAGTCCTTCGTTAGCAGACGTTTGGATATCTTCAAGACTGAACTGAACAGCCTGGCACTTCTGTCTTGACATGAAGACACGCCACTGGTAAAGAGGGAAGTTGCCACCATAAACGAGATCTGCACCGTATGGAGAAGTAGAACCGTAGGTATTAGGAGATACGATGTTTGCTGGAATGATCTTGACTTCCTGAACTTGCGATGGATTGAAGTCATAAGCAACACCTACCTTGAGTGTATGAGTTCCTGCGTACTCACCAAGTATCATGAGCTTGTATATGCGCTGGAATCCCTGCAGCTGTGCAAATGACAGCCATGAAGTAACAATACGGAGCTTGATAGCTTGTCCTGCGTCAGAGTACACTCCAGGATTTTCTTGACGTACTCTGCCGTCTGCCTGGCAGTACGTATGCAAGTTCTGGAAGATGCATGATGACACACTGTTTATGTTTGTGAACACACCCCATTGCTGGAAGTAGTAATCATAAACAAGAGCAACTCTATTGTCTAGAGTGAAGCGTACCTGAGTTGTTGTTGGGATAAGCTCTGCTGACGTAACTGTGTTAGAGTTGTATGCCTCTACTTCTGCTCCGATGTATGAAACCTGTAGTGACCTGTCAAGAAGATACATACCCTTGCGGCTCTTGTAGTAAATGCCTTGTGGCGTGATGACAACAGAGCGTGGGTCGATGCATCCACCGTCTGTTGATATCAAATAGCCAGAGTTGAAATCGTTCTGGTCACCTGTTGGTGTTGGTCCTTGTCCTACGACGTAGAAGATGCTGTTCTCCTTGAAGACAATCAGCTTGTCGTCTAGTGGAACTATGGCAGTTATGTTGCCACCACGAGCATCGATAGGAAGAGTGAGCAAGTCTGAGAACTCTACTGGCTGTCCCTGAATAACCTGTTTTGAGTACCACAACTGTAGCCTGTTCTGGTGGTCTATTGCAAAGAGCCTGTTCTGGTATTGCACGATAGAGCCACAAGGACCAAGACCGATGTTTTCAATAACTCCACCAGTTGTGTACAACAAGTTGTTTCCCTGAGCTGCTGCGTCATCAACGTTGTCGACTATTGTTATGCTACGAGCAGTTGTATCATTGATCTTAGAGTTTACCTTGTACCAGACAGAGCCGTTTGCAAGTGTCCTGTATAGAACAATGTAAACTGCTCTGCGCACATCTGTCTTTGCTGTTATTCTAAGAGTTGGGATGGTGACAGTTACTGTGTGACCAGAAGCAATAGGAGTGTTATCTTTGTATTGAAGCGCTGGTGATGGTGCTGAGCGGTGTATCTGCCCTTGGTTATCCATCCATTCATAACATGCAACATATTGATATAGATTTGAACCACCAGGGCTGGTAACTGATAGGTCTTCTGGGAACAGGTGGAACCCGTGTTCAACAGGAGCACCACCATCGTACATAGACAGGAAGCCACCTCCAATGTGAAGAGTTCTAGCTAGCTCTGACGTGCTAAATGTCTCTGAAGGGTTGTTGAAGTCTATAATAAAACTGTCTATACCTGTCTGAGTGTACAACACACCGCCAGACGCCTCAAGATAATCTTTAGTAAGAACTGGTATTAGGAACTGTTCATCTACGATGTATGAAGTTTCTGCTACTTGACTTCTTGCACGAGTTCCACCACCCTGTCCTTGATTAATTCTGGCAACAACTCTGCCGCTTGAGTCCATCACGAAATACGTTGATTGCAGTGTGCTTAAATGAGTGCTGACAAAATACGTGATGTTGTTGTTTTTAAATGCCTTGCCAGATAGACCAACACTGCTGGCTATCGTGCTATAAGACCAGCTTGTGTAGTTTGTGAATGAGTGTAGAACAATGTCAAGTAGGATAGAGTTGTTTGTAACAACGCCTGCATTAGTAACTTCAATAGCGATGTCGTAATTTCCAGTTCCAGACTTTACGACACCAGTCATCCTGGTAAGTCCAGCAAGACCAGACACTGTGACGTTAGATCTAACTGTTGTTAGACCTGCGTAGTTCAAGTATGAACTAACAATGTTAGTTCCTGTAGATCTACAAACGTAAATAATATCAGAAATTGTCTGGTCGCCAAACAATGAGCAGCACGTATACGCACCAGCTGTCTCTTCCTGAGTAGAATCTAGTACTAAAATGTTGCTGTACTTGTACGTGTAAAACTTTGTTGTACCTGAGAAGCTAACAAACATTGATGAACCAATATAAGCGACGTCGTATGTGTTTAGAGCAGTCATGTTTGTTGATACAAGCACTTGTGCATTCAACACTGTCGGGCTTCCTATTGACACACTCTTAAACATGAGTGAGTTGCTAGCTGAAATGCAATAGAAAAATACAAAGTAATCGCCAACACAGATAACCTTAGGCGACACACCAGTAGAATGTAGAGCTGCGTCAAGAACAATCTGGCTGTTTGTGTTGGTATCAACAATGCTGTATCGTGCGCCACCAGAGCTATCTTCGTAGACGTAAGCTGAAAGTCCAGATGAGTGGTAAGCTGCGTCCTGTTCAGTTTGCTGTGACGTGTTCCTAACAACAGGTGTCTTTGTAGTAGATACAGACTTTAGACTTCCCTTGCTAAGCCACTTACCATTTGATGTATTATAGCTGTAAAGAGATGATCCATCAAGTAATGTAAGCTCATCTAGATAGCTAGAAATACCTTGACCAGAAGATATAGTTGAGTTACTTCCAACAATTGCATTGTTAAATTGCTGGAATCCATTTCTCTTGCACAACCTGTTCTTGCTGAAGAATACACCGTTCTCAAGAGTAAGCAATTTACCAGGAACAACCTGTTTAGGGTCTGTTTTGGTATCAAGCCCAGCAGCAAGCTGGATGCTTATGTTTTGCTTTTGCAGTGGCATTATTACACCTCGAAGACTTTGAACCCGACGTAGCTAAAGAATGCAGTAGTTGAAGCATTGTCAACAGCAGCCTGCCAGCGATACCAATACGTTCCAGCAGTGCTCTTATCAATTTCTGGTGGTACTACAAAATCAAATGTTGCTCCTGCTGTGCACATAGAAATCTGTCTTTCCCAGATTGTTGTGAGTCCGGTAGAGAATCCAGCGTTAGTAGCTCTCTGCATGCGGTAATACACAGTTCCTATAGCTCCTGCTCTTGATATGTTGCATGTTGTGATACCAGCTGAATATGGTGGGAATGAGAACACAAGCATTCTATTTCCTACCTGCGTTATAGACTGGTTAGCTGTAAGTAATGTTGTGAATGTTGTGCGAACAGATGTAACACTTGTTCCAGCACCAATTGACCCACCGTCTGGCACAGTCAACGCAGCCATATTTGTGGTAGCAACAGTCGTGGCTGCTATATTAGAACCAGATACCATAGCTGGTGTTAGATGAGTGTTGTTCAATCCGCCAGCACTGATAGATGAACCTGATGCAGCTGCAGAAGCAAGTTTTGCGTATGTTACGCCTCCATTCTTGATTTGCAGACTTGTTGATGCAACTTCTAGAGTTGATCCATCAACTTCAACGCTGTCGTCGACAACGCCAGCTGACGTAATTCTCAAGAACTTTGTTGCTGCAGGAGCGGACGCTGGCAGTGTTAGTGTCCACGGTGTTGTTATAGCTGCATCAACGGCAAGAGTGACACCAGCTAGGCCTGTTGATTGTGGAGGCGGTATCCATGAAGCTACACTGCGAATAAGATGTGGGCCTGTATCAAATAGAGCTGCGACGTCGGTGCTCTGCGTAAACTTGAATACCTTTGAAGCCGTGGTGTATATTGCTGATGCTGTGCTAGTTCCATAGTCACCACCAATTCCACCAAGTCCAGCAGCGTTAAGTGATGCACCAGATGTTAGCTGGAATGAGGTGCCTGTGCCAGTGTTCCAGTATAGATCTCCACCGACAGAGTAGATGGCAGCTGTTGTAGCAGATGATAGCGTTGCTACCTGGTCATTGAACTGTATTGTCTTTACGCCTGTTGCTGAGAAATTGGCGAAAGGAAGATTTGCATCCATGTTGATACCAGAAGGACCAATCTGCGAACCCTGACCAACTGAGTGGTTATGGCTGTCGATAATAGTAAGAGCAGCATTGAGTTGTGTAGCCCAGGCAGGTCCAATGGTAACAGAGACTGTTGGAAGTGTCAGGTTCATGAAAGTTGTGCTCATTACTGTGTCTCCTTAGAAGATATACAAGCTAGCTGTGCAGTTTGCAGAGCTGCTCAGAGCAAGCGTAAGATGAGGTATAGCGTTAGTGGCTTGCTGATCTGTGATACTAGAGCTTACTGGGTGGAGTCCAACAACAATCCAACCAAGTGGTGCTCTATCAAGTCCGTGGTCTACAAGATTACTTCCTGAGTGAAGAGGTATGTTTGTAGCAAGACGTCCAGAAATCAATGGGTTTGAGATAACTGGGTTCAAAACACGTAAAGTCTGGTCTTGAATTCTATTGGTTGTCTCGTCCTTTGTATGGAATTTGGTAAGTTTTTCCACCTTAGAGCTCCTGAAGTTGTTTGCTCCCTGTGGCACAAGGATGCTCTGGTATACAATGGAGCCACTTCCGCCGTAAGACTGGCTAATATGTAGTGCTATGCTTGAAGTTGTTAGCTGAACAACATCCAACACACCTCCTGATACATAGGTAACACTTGCTGTCACGGCACTGCTGAATGACATTGTAGCATATGCACCAGACATTGATGCTGTAAGAAGAACTGGAATTGTTCCACTCCCTCCGCTGCTGCTCCCAGTAATCAGCCAGTCGCTAATGTAGTTGTAGTGAGAAAGTGCTGTTGCTAATGACATAGTAGCGTTTGGGTAGAATGCCATTGCTTCAACCTGTATTCCTGGCAAACCAGGAACTGCAGCCAGTAAATCTCCATTTCCTATTTGTAATGATGCTGTGTTTCTTATGGTTCCGATACTTGTGCCACCATAGCCAGCAGAAACAGAAGAACCAGTAACGCCGTCTATAATCCAAGTAATGTTTGACGGTGTTATTGCTGTTCCTATTGTTGCTACGGCCGTATAATTTACGACGACGTGATGCCAAAATCCATCGTTAAGTGCTGTCTGTTTTCCTGCTGGTTGGCAGTCAACCAGATAGAATGGTGAAGGGTAATCTCCGTTGTTAGCAACTCTGAAAATCCAGCCAAGTGTTGTGCTGTATCTAAAGTGCATGCCTCTGTATGGTGGCGGAGCAACGTTGTAGCTCTTTGTCCAGACATACTGTTCAGCACCGTTAGTTACGTCGATGCTTCTAGACAAATTTCTCATCCACCATTCAATAGCAAATGATTGCGTGCATTCTGGGTTAAAGGCAGTGTGTAGATTCGGCGCGATCATCGATGAGCTAGGGTTCGTCATGATAAACGTCTTTTGAATGTGTTGATCTTCGATGTACACTGTTCCTGTAGCCCACGAAGAAGACGTGTATGTTCCAGAGTTTGTTGCAGTGACGTAAGCTATAGCTTTAGTTCCAGTTCCATCGCGAAGAGGATAGATCTCTGAAGCTCCGTCAGCAATGCACATGTCAAGATAAGCAGACTTTGTAACGTATTGACCTATTGACGGCGGCATTGTGCCACTCTTAATCCAGTCAGCAACAAAAAATGAGTGTGACTGCGCTGTCTGCAAAGACATCGTATTGTAATAGAATGCAAAGT